AAAACGCCGAAACTTACTCCCAAACAGCGGATCCAGATTTACGAGGCGCTGAAAGAAGTGCTGATGCCCTCCAGCGCGAAGGAGGGATTGTTCGAGTACAAGCAAGACTACAACGACCGGAAGATCGCGGAGCTTTCCGGCGCGACGTTCATGCAGGTCGCTTACTTGCGGAATCAATTGTTCGGCAAGCTGTTTAACGCTGCCGGCTACGTACCCATCCCTGAAATCATTACGCGCCTGAAGGATGCAGAGGCGCGGATCGCCCGTCTCGAGTATATGACTGTGCCTCGGTCTTCGGCCAGTTAATTTGGGAGGTAACATGACCGATATCAAAACGAGGGTCGATCAGTTCGTGAAGCTGCGCGATCTGATCAGGGCGAAAGACGACGAGCATAAAAATAATATGAAGCCGCTCAAAGAGACACTTGAGCAACTCAATGCCGTTTTACTCAAGCACCTTGATGAGCTCGGCGGTGAGAGCGTCAAGACGGAAAGCGGCACGGTCTATCGCACGGAGCGCAAGAACGCATCGCTAGCCGACGCCGAAGCCTTCATGGATTTTGTCGTCCGGCACGGCGCTTTCGATCTTCTCGACCGCAAGGCCAATGTCACTGCGGTCGAAGACTACATCAACGACCACGACGCCCCGCCCCCCGGCGTCAACTTTACCAAGACGTTCGTCGTAGGCGTGCGACGCGCGTGAACTAGGAGTGACCATGAACGCAATCGTCCCCACCAATTTCGGTCCGATCTCGGGCCGCTTCTCCAACACTCCGAAGGAAGACGACCTTTCGGCAGGCGTCCAGACCGGCTTTGGTATCGTCGGATATAAAGGCAAGGTCTGGTCGACGCGCTACCGCGGCTCGGAAGACGTCATGATGCGCGAGGACGGCGATGGGCCTCGCAACTCCATCGAGGTCGTTATTCTCAAGGCAAGCAGTCACGTCTCCAAGATTTGGTACCAGAACGGCTACATCGAAGGGTCGACGGCTGCGCCGGACTGTTTCTCCACCAACGGCGTGGTCCCTGATCCAGGCTCCAAGGCCAAGCAGTCCAACACCTGCGCGACTTGTCCCATGAACGCGTGGGGGTCGCGCATTACCCCGGCGGGTAAGCAGGGCAAGGCGTGCTCGGATTCCAAGCGCCTGGCTGTCGTGCCGCTGCATAATATTCCTAACGAAGGTCTTGGCGGGCCGATGTTGCTTCGTGTTCCGGCAGCGTCGCTGCGTGATCTTGCCGGTTACGGCGAGAAGATGCAGGCGTTGGGCTACCCGTATTATTCGATCGGCACCAGGGTATCGTTCGACGCCGCGGAGGCATATCCGAAGTTTGTGTTCGGTGCGATCCGTCCGCTGTCTGACGCCGAGGCCGACAAGGTGCTGGAGATGCGGGACAGCCCCGCCGTGGCGCGTATTCTGGCTGAAGGCTCGGAATACGTTAACCAGCCGGCAGCGCTGCCGGCCAGCGAGTCCGTGTTCGAGCAGCCGCCTGCTGCTGCTGCCCCGCCGAAGCAGGCCACACCTGCTGCGACCACTGCTCCTGCGCAGGTTCAGCAGGTTGCTCCTGCCCCTGTTCCGGTTGTTCAGGCGGCACCGGAGGCTACCAGCACGGGATCGAGTTTCGAGGAGGATCTCGACGCGAAACTCGACGCGCTGCTCGGCTGATCGCTATGGGGCCGGCGTCGCCGGCCCCAACCTGCTCACCCTAAAATCATAAGTGGCGATGTCGTTCGAACACGCACGTAAATACCTGTCACGGGTGCTACCGTGGCCGCAGGATGGAGACGCACCAGCGTACGTCAATATCCACTGGTCGCTGGACAAGCTGAACGATCGCGGCAAACCGATCTGGACCGGCCGTGCCGTGCGCTCGGTCGGCGAAGCCGTCAAGACGTTGGATTTCGCCCTCAAGGGCACCGACACCAAAGATATCTACGTCTGTCTCTCGACGCAGCGCACCGCCGAAGAGAAGATTTCTCGCAAGGGCTATCCCTATCGGGTACCGGTTCGCGGCCAGAATAACGCCGTCGCGCTCAAGAGCCTATTCATCGACATCGACGCTAAGCCCGGCCCGAACGGCTACGCCTCGATGGACGAAGCTGTTACCGCGCTGGGTAATTTTATCAAGGCTGTCGACCTGCCCAGGCCGAGCATGGTCGTATCGTCGGGCGGCGGGCTCCATGTTTACTGGACGCTTGCGACTCCGCTTCCGATCTATCAGTGGCAGCCGCTGGCTTACGCGCTGGCCGAGGCCACCAAGAAACACGGTCTGAAGTGCGACACGCAGTGCACCATCGACGGTGCGCGCGTTCTGCGCGTCCCCGATACCTTCAACCGCAAGCAGGAGCAGCCTCGCCCGGTCCGCATCGTCGGCACGCCGACCGATTTCGATTACTCGCTCGAGCGCATCGAGCGCGCGCTCGCGCCATATAAAGTTGCGCACTCACAGCCACCCTTGCCACCGCGCGCGCCGTTGACTGGCATCAGCGACCTCGCAGCCGGTGTCGACATGGGCGGTGCGCAGCCGATCGAGCTGAACAGCGTGGCGCGGGAGTGTGCGTTCGTGCGCGACGCGATCGCGACTGGCGGACTCGCGTACTCTAATCCGCTTTGGAATCTCACAACGCTGATTGCGACCTTTGCGAAAGGAGGACGCGCCGATGCCCACCGCATGGCATGCGGCCATCCGGGATATACAAAAGAGGCAACAGATGAGCTCTTTGACCGGAAAGAAAAGGAAAAGGAAGCTAAGGGACTTGGCTGGCCTTCCTGCCGAACGATCTCAGCGTCCGGATATGCCGGCTGTGCGGGCTGTCCACACTTTGCAGCGGGTAAATCTCCTCTTAACTTTGCCCCTCGACCCAATCAACAAGTGGCGCCTTCAGCGACTCCAGTACTGGGTAATACAGTACATCATACTTCGGGCTCGGACCTCCCTTCCGGATACAAGCGTTATCCCACGGGTATCGTTGCGCGCGTTCTCACCCGAGAAGATGGCACGCAATTTGAGGAAGCCATCAGCTCCTATCCAATGACCGATCCTTGGCTCCAGAAGGATCCGGCTTACACGCTGAATTTTACGTCCGTAACTGAGCTCGGCCGCGCCGCGCAGATCTGCCTTCCCCTCAAAGAGGCCAGCGCCGAAGACGGATTGCGCCGCATCTTGTGGAGCCAGGGGCTTCCACTGCGCAAGGCCGAAACAAAATCTGTGATGGAGTTCATCGTGGCCTGGATCGAAAAGCTCCAGAAGAGCAAGGACTCGGTTGTGTCGTCTGCTCCGTTCGGCTGGAGCCTCAAGAACGGCCGTATCGAGGGATTTATCTACGGCGGCAAGCTGTGGTCGCCCACCGGCGATCGCACCGCTGCCATGACCGACCCCGTTATCGCCATGCAGTACGCCCCGACGGGCGATCGCGAGCCTTGGATCAAGGCTGCGGCGATGATTACCTCGCAGGGTAGGCCGGCGCTGGACGCCTTTCTGGCGGCGTCGTTCGGTGCGTCGCTTGTCAGGTTCACCGGCCAGGCTGGCCTCTTGATGAGCGCCTACTCCCAGGAAACCGGCATCGGCAAGACCACGGCGCTGCGCATCGCGCAGGGCGTGTGGGGCGATCCGATCCGGGCGAGCCAGGGACTCACCGATACGCTCAACAGCGTGGTCAACAAGATCGGCGAACTCCGCTCGCTGCCGTTGTTCTGGGACGAGATCAAGACCGAAGAGGACACTAAGAAGTTCGTCAAGCTGGCGTTCCAACTGTCGTCGGGTAAGGAGAAATCCCGCATGACGCAGTCGGTGGCCCAGCGTCATGTCGGAACGTGGCAGACGATGCTGGTCAGCGCGTCCAACGACAGCATCCTGGACTGCGTGCTGCAGCAGACCAAGCAGACCGACGCCGGCCTGATGCGTGTGTTCGAGTATGAAGTCGCGCCGGCAACGAGCAACAAGGGCCAGATCGATCAGGCCGATGCCGATCAGTTACTTGCCGGGGTATATGACAACTACGGCGTGATCGGGCTCGAGTACGCGAAGTTTCTCGGCAAGAATTTCAACACGATTGGGCCAGAAGTCCTCAAATACCAAAATGATTTGATGGTTACCCTCAAGGGTACCTCAGAGGAGCGGTTCTGGTTTGCCACTATGGTGTGCCTCACCATGGGCGCGAAATACGCGAACCAGTTGAAACTTACAGACATCGATGAAGATGCTCTCGTAAAGTTTCTTGGGACAACGCTCACCAAGATGCGTGCCCTGCGTGAAGACACGCAGACTGATCTGACCAACACGATGAACGTGTCGGATTTGCTGGCGACATTTTTGTCGGAGAACCGGGCGAGAAACACGCTCAAGACTGAGCGCATTGTGTTGTCCGCTGGAAAGCCACCCCCGGCAAAAATAATCAACGACGTGTCGCGACTTGATGACCTGCGCGTACATATCGGTGCCAACGGCGTCCTGCGGATCTCCTCAACAGCATTTTCTAATTGGCTGAGCGTAGGGGGACATTCTCGCCACGTCGTCATGGAAGCATTGAAGCGCGAGTTCGGGGCGGCGGTCACTAAAGCCCGTCTTGGAGCTGGGACGCCTTTTGTGAGCGCCCTCCAATACCTGATCGAAATCAACACCAACACAAACGCCAACGCAAAACAGTTTCTTGAAGGGGTGTAAAATAGGAGGCACGAAATGGAAGAACCCGCCATTGAAAAAGATATCGAGATCCCACCACCCACGAGGAGCAAGTATCGATTTGAGGAGATGGAGAAAGGCGACAGTCAGCTCATCCCCTACAATGATGACCACCCGTCTATTGTAGCTAACCGGGTTATCAACGCAGCGCGCGCGTATGTTTTGAAGGCTGGAGGGAAAAAGAAGTTCACGACGCGCCAGCTCGGCAATGGTTTGCGAGTATGGAGAGTCGAGTGAGGAGGCTCTTTCAGCGCAAGCCGCGATGCACTTACTGCCACCGCGTGCTGGAGCACCCATCAAGCAGATCACGTGTAGCAGCCACCCGCGATCATGTGGTTCCAAAACACCGGGGTGGCACACACACGGTGCCGTGCTGCCGCCAGTGCAACCAACTCAAACGTGACATGATGCCTGGAGAATGGAAGGCGTTCATGGAACGCCACCCGAAATGGTGGAAGCTGTTCCCGCATATAGGAAAGCTCGGAGGTGCAGCATGAGCCGCACACCTGCGGGGTTCACTGAGGCGGATCTCAATCGTGCTGTGAAGG